TGCACTTGATGTACCAAAACTAGCAGTAACATCTTTTTTCTCTACATCATAAAACCCTGAGTAAGTGGCTACTTTACCAAAGTAGTTTGTTTCTCCTAATCCAATATATAAAAAATCATCTGTTGATAACAAAGCTCCAGGATTTTTCTTACTATCAAAGTTCCAAGTTGTTATACGTGGAGCACCTTCAGGAGTTGTAGCTTTAAAATCAAAAACATAAAGAATATTTTTACCACCAAATCCTAATAAATATGTTCCAGTAGATAAATCATATTGACCTTTAACTTTGTTTAAATCTGCAGTAACAATGTGTGTTCTTATTTCATCTTTAACAGCTAGACTTAAATCTGTTAACGGCATCTTGTCTTGTACCATTGTACGAGCTAGTGAGCGTACACCTGATGAACTTAGGAATACAATGTCATCACCAATGACTTGTACTGAATCCCTAGCTACACATCCTACACCCTCAATAACTTCATCTAGTTGAAATGAAGCTGCAGATGGGTCCCAAGGGTCATTATAAATAACAATGTTATTCTTACCGAAGATAACTAGCTTACCCATAAAAGAAGCCAGTGCTGTTATTTCATCACCTGACCATACAGTTTTTAAATCTACTGAACCTGAAGAACCACCGTTAAATTTATGTCCAATCAATGTATCAGAATAATAAATTACATCTTTATTCTCACCTATGTTTCCTGTCCATAACCTACCATAATCACCTAGAATACAAGAAGGAGTAAAAGTTGTAACTCCAGTAGGTGCAGAATAACTTCCCACATCCTCTAAATCTTTCCATGTAGTACCATCATAATTAATAGGTTTATTACCTGCTTGTACAGCATAGAACTGGTTATTAAAGTTTGTAAATTGCCAGTTACCGTCAGTCTTAGTAGTTGCAGAACCACCAAAAGTTTGTGCATCTAAAGTGTAAGGAGTATTAGCTACATTAATTTTATAAATGTTAGCACCAGCTCCAGCAAATAAAGTAGTAGCTCCTGTTGCACTAATATACTCACCTAATGATTTAACTATTAATGTATTAGTTGTAGGATTACCATCAGTATCTAAACTACCAGTATATACATTGTTAGTTATTTGTTTAATTCCTTCTCTAGTAGTAACACGTCCCTTTTCATCTAACATAATATTGTTAGCTGTTGTTAGGAACTGTGGCGGTAAACTAGCAGCTGACGACTGCCTGTTTAATCCATAGATACCTATAGAGTCTAATACAAGGGGTTGTATTGGTTTAGACGCCATTCCAAATTACCTCATCTGAATGTCTACCTACGTCTTGTTGAATTGCATCTGATAATGCTTGTTGATATTGCATCTGTGCCATGTCTGACAATGTACCTCCATCTTCGCCACGTTCAGCGATAGCTCGTGCCCATACCCCCATTATAACAGGAAACTCTGGACATGTCAAGACATCTGTTGCATTTGTTAAATCATCTTGTGGGTCAAGCATGTAGAAGTTTATGTTATAAACAGCGTCAGGCTTAGGATATATCTGAGCTGTTAATAGACCATTACTGGTTCCATTAATAGAAAAATAAGCAGGAACACCTGAGCTATCAGGACTAGGATATTGTGTAGACCTAATCCATGAATCAGGTACACCTTGTAACATTTGTCCTTGTTCTTGTTCCTGTACTGACAGTGTTCTAGTACGTTGAGATGTGCTAGGCAAGTTATAACTACGTGTGTCAGCTACAGTAGCTACTGTTTCTACACGTCTTAGTGATGTCCAATCCCAAGCATCTTCTACTTCTCTTTTAACTTCATTAACAAAGTCACCTATTAGCACTTGATAATCTGATGGACCAGTAGCATCTATTAGTGCTCCTGACCAGTCACTACCTATACTATCTTCTCGTAGCCTACGTAAGACTGAATTAATAACCTGTCTATATGTCATATTATTTTCCTTTTGCTAATTGTGCACCAAAGTAGAACTCTACTATCATGGTTGCCCATCCAAATATTTCATCCATTTTTAGTACAGCACCTGCTTCTATTTTAATATACTCAATAACATCTGGTGTTAACTGAATACCTAAGAAGCTAGTTCCTTCTATTATAGTAGGTATAACTGTAGGAACATCAAAGAACACAGGAGCTATTTGTGTAAAGATAATTAATGCAAGTATAACTAATATAATAATCCTTCTATTCATAGCAGCCATAGGTGACTCTTTGTCAGCTCTATCTCTTGCTTGATTAATAGAATCATTACGAACCTGTAGATTCTGTATCATCATCTTCTGTTGTTCTTGTGCTGCTTGACTTTTTAATGCAAACAACTTACCAATAAAGCCTAACATTATTGGTGCTATATTTGTTAAAAAGGCTATCATACTGCTAACCTCATTGCTTCTATAATCCCTACTTGTCCTATAATGTACCAAGCAAATGCACCAAACACACCCCATTTAATCTGCATTAAAGAAGTATTAATCTTTTGTATACATAAATTAGTGTCATCAATCTTGCTAAACAGCTTTGCTATTTGTCCAGAATGTTTGTCTAATTGTAATTGCATTCTACTAGTTTCATCATTCATTTCTTTTTGAATCCTTTCTTCATGTTTGCATAGGCTTTTTTGCTGATAGTAGATTTCTTTTTGCTTCTACTAATACCTTTCTTTTTTCTAGCGTTTATGTTTGCGTATAGTCCTCGTTTAGCCATTACCATTTACTCTTGTTTGCCCAGTATGCTGCACTCATCTTACCTTTAGCGATGTTCTTAGCATGTCTAGCTTTAAATGATTTACGCCTAGCTTTTTGTTTAGCTGTAGTAGGGTTACTACCTGCACCTGAAACTCCTTGTTGTCCGTACCTAATTGTTTTAATTTTATCGCCTTCTTTAGCTACAACTACGTGTGATTTAGTAGGATGATTAGGTGTACGTTTTGGTTTGTTAAACCCAGATACACCTGCTCTAGCTAATCTTGAATCTTTTGCCATTATTTACCCTTAGCCTTGACCTTTGCTTTTTTGCTTAAGTCTTTAAAATGAAATAGTTTAACACTTGTTTTTGTGTGTGATTTGTTTGTGTGCAAAGTACCGTTGGGCATTTTATGAGTGCTACCTGTATGTAATGTGCCATCTTTTTTATAATGTTTTACACCTTTCATTCTAGTAACCTTTCCTTCCTTTACCGCCTTTGCCTTTACCTTTTTTCTTTTTCATCATAATAATCTCCTAGTTTTCTAGTGGGTTATCTAAGGCTCTTTGTATTACTATCGAGCTATCCTATTTGTAGATTGTCTTGCTTAATACTTTCTTGCTTCTTAACTTTGTCTTTTTGAATCTCAATGGTTAGATGTTGTACTTGAATCATTGTTCCTCGCAAGGCTTTAATAATTTGTTGTATGTCTGTACTTAGTCTTATTTGGTTTTGAATAACAGAATCAAACTCAGGGCTGCTTTGTATAACTTGTTCTTCTAATAGTTCAAGCTGGTTATTCATATTTAAAGCATAAGCAAAAACAGACGCTTGAAGAACCGCTAAAACTGAAAAGATTAATATTGTTGCTCTATTTAAAATAAGTTTCATAAATATAACTAATCTCATCCTTTAATGTTTCACTGTCTTTTTCTAGGGCTGTAATCCTAGCATCAAGTTTTGAGCGAGCTAGTTCGTGTGAAGCGTGTTTACTGGATGGAACAATTTGCATATCTGGTGTCACCAACAAATTCATAGATTGCTTTAATCTTACAATGTCATTATTAGCTGCAAATAACTGTGAACCTAAGAAAGCCACAAAGGCAAACATTAATCCAATTACTCCTTGCATAATCTTGTCAGACATTAGTCAGCCACCAAAGATACAAATGCTGGGTCTACTTTATCCGTAGGGTTAGCAGTAAAGTGTGTACACATATCAATATGTCTAGTGTGTGTTGTTGTTTCATCACCATAACTTTCATTACCCTCATCATCATAGACAGCAACCTTTCTAGTTTCAGTATGGGGTTTGTTCTCATAAGCCATAATCTCATCTAAGGTAGTCATAGCATCCACTTCGGCTTCCTTAGTTGCTTGTTCACTATAGATAGTTGTAGCGTAATCTTTGATTGCTTGAGATACAGCCTTGCCACCCTTAGACTCTCTTACCCAGTACCAATCAATAGCACCTTGTTTACTTGCTACTTGTGAGTTAATCTTATTTAGCATATTAGCTTTAAGCGTGTCTACATCTCTAGCTGTTGAGGCGTATGTACCTACAACCTCTGAGCCACTTGTGTCTACAGTAAACTCACCATTCCAATAGTATTGACTATCAGGAGTGACTTCTCTGTATGCCTTAATACCTAGTGAGGCAAGTGTTGCACTATCCTTAAAGATTGTTCTAGGATAAAGCACATCACTAATCTTCATAGATTTAGGTGTTTTAATTATTTGTCCGTTAAAGTACCACATATTCTCTCCTATCGAGCGTTACTATATTTAAAAGGTGTTTCTGCAAATGCGATGTAGATGTATGTGTCACCAGAACCATTTGAGCCTGTAGTTGTACTTCTAAATTTAAAACCGTTAGATATTAAATCAATAGTAGTGCCATCAGCTTCTTCTGCGTTAGAAAGATTTGCATACAGGAACTTATTATCTGCATTAAATCCATCTCTCTTTCCATCAAACATTCTCCAATTGTTAGTAGAATTAGTCCGCTTCACCATCACATAAGCAGGTCTAAACCCTGTGTAAACAAATGTACCATCAGTAGAACCATTACCAGTATATGAACCGACCTTAGAGTAGCCATCTACAGAGTGGAAAGCGTAGGTTATAAAATTATCTCCATTAGAGTTATTAGTTGCATCATTCCAAAGTTCTAATGTTGTAGCATCTCCCACTTTCTGAGAAGCAGGACCATAACCAGCTGTAGTGTTTAATAATAAATATTTCTTAACACCATCTGGGGTATGTAAAACAGCCCAGTTTGCAGCAGTGGTTCTATTTTTATAAATTGCTATCTCAGGCGTTTGGTTTAGACCGTGACCAACAGTAGCAAGAGCAGTACCATTACCTGTATAACTAACAATACTAAACCCAGCATCTACATTAGCACTAACTGTAGAGGTTATAGAGCCATCA